ATTGTAGTGCCGCTCAAAGCAACCCGTTATCCGGAATGGAGATGTTACCTATTATACACTAACCCGGCAAGGCCGTAGCCCTACATATAAAAGTAGCAAAAAAAAATGCCCGTCTTTCCGGGCTGTCAAATCAGGACAGGACTCGAACCTGTAAGGATGGAGGATAACTATTAAATCTACCAAATGTTTCCAAGTGTAAATTCCTCAATGCGTCTAACCAATTCCGCCACCTGACTATATTTTAGTTGTGAGCCCATATATATTGAGTATGTGTTGCACTTTACTCAATGCTAAGCTCAATCCTTCTGTTTTTTGAATTTCATTATCCCACATATCAACACCTTCTGCTATAATTGACTCGGCATTTGCACAATCAAAACAAACACCAAATCTTAATTCTTTTTCTTCTCTATTACAACATTTACATTTCATGACCATTTTTTATTTTCCAAATATATGCTTTTTAAACTTATTTATCCGTTTGCAAATACTTAATTTCGTTTAAATCAATTCCTGCAACAAAGCTATCTGATAAACGCTGCTGTCTTTGGCTGATTTAGCCCCCTGAGCTGCTGCATTTAACCGCTCTGTCTTTGCCCGTTGCTTTTCGTTGTGGAAAGATACCGCATTTAGAAACTCCACCAATGTCATGTTTAAAAAGAAATCCCATTTGGTGCGGTCGCCACCTGCCATGCCGTCTATGGTTTTAAGCCATGCGATTGCTGCCCTGTCTTTTCTTCGGCTATCTTCTTCAACTTCTCCACTTCCTGCTCTAAATATACTCGGGTAGCTTCGAGTAACCCTGGCAAGCATAGAGAAAAAAAAAGTGCGTAACCGTAGGCATTTGCTATGCTCATCCGTTCTTTGAACAAATCAGCAACCCACTCGAATTCTGTGGGTTTTATTTCCGATTTACGGAACCAACGATATTTAACAGCAAGGGCAGCCATGATTTTGTGCAGGTTTCCCACCCAATTATCCTGCTGTCCAAACAAATCCTGCACGGCAATAAACTGATGTGCGGCCAATTCGTGTTGTGATGCCACGAATTTATATGTGGTAAGCCCGTTCTTAAACTTTTTGCAATCCTTTGCGGTGGGTAACTGCGACATCCACGCCAACGATTTAATGGCAGAGGTTATATCCTTAATTGGCATCTCTTCAATTTGCTCAACGGTTTGCCCGGTCAGCACAGCCAGTGTGGCGATTTGGTTTTCAAACGTTGGCTCGGTCAGCGTGTGCAGTTTTTGAAACGTGCCGATGCTGATGTCCTGCCATGATTTTGGTAATTTCATATTATTACAAATACTCCTTTTTTATTTTTTATGCTGCAATGCCGGGCAAGTGCCAATGCACAAACCGCATCATCGTGTAGCCCTGATGGTGCTGAATATCTCATACCAGTCTGCGTGTGTTCAAATTCAAAGTTACGCATTTCATCAGCAATTACACCCTCTGGGAATTTAATCGTTCCAGCGTGTACGTCTGCTGTCAGTTGCTCCATCATTTGCTGTTTGCTTACCGATGTGAATTTCACACCTATTGCACGTGGGCAGATACGCTGTATCTTCTCAACAATAGGGTCACCCACTCCCGTGCTATCTAATGCAGCAGGTGTCGTACCAATGGTGCGAATAATTCGCTGCTCTGTCTGTGACCAATCCATTTGAAAGCGGTCAAAGTGGCAAACCTTATATTCTGCATCCAATCCAATTATGACTGTCCAGTCCGAATACTTTGCCAAGTCGATGCCATACCACTCCGCAGGGCGGTTGCTAATCGGCTCAATGCACTGCGAAATATAGCTCAATCCAAATGGGTTGCTGCCATCCTCGGTCGGCTCGGCAAGATACAACTCGGAAAATATATGCTGTGGCAAATCCCTTTTGGCCTGTTCAACTTCCTCAAATTTAAGGATGCCAGCATTAACCCCGTCATAGGCGGTGATTTTGTGAAACTCGTAATTCAGCTCACCCATTCTCGCACGTTCAGATAGCTTATACCCCCAGTTCTTTTTACCCTTTACGTTTCCGATAAGTTTACATTTGCCCTCTGTCTTGGTCAGGGTTGAACGTAAGGCGAACCATGCTTCTTCCCTTGCCCTTGTGAACTCGTCAAACACGGCTGCATACACATCGTCACCATAAAGGTTGTCGGGCTTCTCTGCTGACTTGAATTGAATGATGCCACCCGTTGGCGTGGTCAGTCGCAGTTTGCTTTCATTGACTTTGAAAAACGATTTGTCGGTAACCTGTGTACGCATACGATTGAATGCAATCTCTGCTTGCTGATACACGGGGGCAACCCACCACACGGATTGATTTTCTTTGAGTCGCAATGCCTGTTCAAATAACCAAATAATATGCGATGCCGTCTTGCCTACTTTGGTGGCGGCTGCTGTAATCGTGTACCTTGCATGGCTGTCTAATATCCTGCGTTGGTAATCGGTTACGAATGGTCGCTTATATTGGATGTGCATTTGTAAAACTCCAACCTGTGGTTGTTAATTTTATCGAGGTCGTGATGCTCTTTGCAGTAGTAGAAATTGTTGTCTCCCAAAATCTTTGCACTTTCCTGACTGTCTAAAAAATGCTTCATTGATTTATACCACGCATCGGGGGTGTTGTCCGTGAAATGCACCCCGTAGTTTTCAGCATGGTTAATATATGGGTTGACATTCGATGCAATGACTGGCAACTTATAGGTTGCCGCTTCAATGATTTTCAGTTCCGATTTGCAGTTATTCCACTTTGTATCTTCCAGCGGTGCAAGGGCGCAATCAAACAAGCGGTAAAAGTTGCCGTACTCGTTTGGTGCTTGCGCTGCTGATACAACAACCTGCGGCCTCAACACCCCGGTGCTACCATTGAACTTGTACAAGATGCTATCCCATACGTAATTGTTCGGCATCCAGCCGCAGATTACAAACCGCACCTTGTCTCCGTACTCATCGCATATCCGGGCAATGGCATCACTGATTATCATGATATCGTTGCTGTGGGTAAGCCCACCAACCCATCCGAATGTGAACACATCGCGTTGCTGTGGGGCAGATAGCCAGTGTTCATCTGTGGTATCCAATGCGTTGGGCAGTATCTCCACGTTTCTGTTCAACTTTCGCAATTCAGCAGCCAGTTGAGGTGTGGTGGTGGTCACCCCGTCAGCGTATCGGATGGCATCGACAATAGCTTGCTTCAATTTATGCTCACGGAAATACTTATACGTCGGGTGGTATTTCGGCAGTTCCCAAAAGTCATCGATGTCGATAATGTACGGGATGCCGTGCTTTGCCAAGTAGTGTAATATCTCGTAGTGGTCAGCACCCAAATATCTGTTGAATAGTACAAGGTCATATTTCTTTAAATTTGGTAATCCTGATTTGTTGAACTCCTGCGATACCTCAACTTCGATTTCGTCAGCGTGGTCAATCTGCAATCGTTTGAGTGGTACATACAGGCGGTGGTATTCAACCCCACCCATGCCATTCCAAAGGGCGAGTACTTTCATTTGTTTTTTATTGTTTGTTTAATGTCCGCCCACAGGTTGCGGATGAATGTGTTTTTTATCAGCATATGGTGAAACGCCAAATATCTTTTTTTGGCTTCAATTCGTAAGCGGTGGTGGTATTTTCTTTTCATATTGGATTGGTTGCAAATACTTCTGATTGCAATGATTTTATTTTGTCAATGTGTTTGCAACGCTGACTTGCCTGATAGTCGCACCACGCATCCCACAGCATTTGCAGTTTATTTTTTTTGGCTCTGTTTTTTCTTTTCATTTTTTGTGTATATTTGCACTTGAATATCGGTTGCTAACCGGACCCGGCAGTACCCCGCAAAGCTGCTGGGTTTTTTTATTCTCCTAAATCAAGTGAAATCTTAATCTCCCCGGTCACGTTCTGGTTTACATCTGCCGTTTCCTTTGGCTTGCCGTAAACCCTGCTCAGTAGCGTTTCAATGGAATACAAGCTGCCTTTTTCAAGTGACTTCCGCATAGCGTTGGCGATTGTCTTTTCCAATATGGTTGCTTTCGGGTTCTGCCACACCTCTTTCAGCTCATCCAAGTCCATTGACAACATCGCCTGAATGGTGTCGTTTATTTCGGCAAGTTTGTACCCCTGCTCTTTGAGTAGAGTGACGTACTTTTTAGGTCTGCCGTTGGGGTTAAGTGTTTCCCCTTTTTTCATTTTGTGCGGTAATATATTTTCAGGGTTTGGCATCGCTGTTGTTTCGCTGTTTGTTTATTTAATTTTTTTGATTATCTTTGTGGCATATAAGCGGTGATAGTGTAATTGGTAACACGCTAAACATCCAGTTTAGAATTGGAGTTCGAACCTACCTCACCGCTCTTTTTTGGATATGGTTTTGCAAGTTCTTTGCACATAGGTATTATTGATTTGTTAAGTGGGTAAATATATTTCCATTTTGGTTTCGTTTTTAATACTTCAACTGAATATCCTTTTTGTCTAATTGCATCAGCAGAACAAGTGCCAAATCTACTTGTCAATGTTCTTCTATGCTCTATTTTGCCATTTACAATTAAATTAGTGTCTGTTGAATATCCGGTATAAAACCAATTTGTTGCTTGATAAATAGTTCCATAATGACCTTGTTTACTATCTGCATAAGATACAATCAATTTAACATTAGGAGCATATTTCTTGACTAACTTTAACGATATAGACAATGCTTTTGTTGTGCTTTCTTGTTTACCGTTTAATGCCATTCTTAATAATTCAATGACTTGTCCTTGTGCTAAATTGTAAGGTGAGCTGATATTATTTGTAGCACCAACACCATAACATATCACACCACACCATTCATTTTTATCATTGAAAACTGCAAAACCTAATCCTACATTAGGCACTGCTTTTGCATAATGAAAATTCATACATGCATATTTTATAGCTTTTGAAGATGCTATTTCTAATTTCATATTTCGCCGGTACTTACTGAAAAATATGCCTTTGGATATTTTCTGTCCAAAAGTTCTTGTATATCAATTTCAGCTTCTTGCAAATCTTCTGGACTTGAAAAAGTGATTTTCATTGTAGCAGGTTTATTTTTCGCATCACCTATTAAATCTTCCATTGATGGTTCAGGTTCAAAAATAGGAACATCCAATCCCCACGCTTCCAATTGCTGTGCATCCCATTCATTTGCAAGGGTGTTCCAATCCCACTCACCAAAGCCCACATTGTCCTTAATCAAAAACTGCGCCCGTTGTTCTTCTGTCCATTCGTCTGCCAAAATAATCGGTATCTCTTTTGCACCAATGTCGGACAATGCTTTCAGTCGCATATTGCCACCCAGCACAATGTAATGTTCACCTTCGGTATAGCAAACCAAAGGTCGCTTTTCCAACATTTCAGGAAAGTCAATAATTGACTGCTTTAACTTTGCAAACTTCTCATCCCGAATGACACGGGGATTATTTGGATTTGCTCTTACGCTTGTTAGTTTTACCCACTGCATTTTTTTTGATTATTACTTCGATGCTAAATTCTCCGTTGTTGTGTTCCTCTGGTTTGTCTGCGTTGGTTGCTGTGTCTATGACCTCAATATCCCAATACTCCTTTATGCCTGTTTGTAATAGGATTCCCTCAATACTAAAAGTATGTGGTGGCTCACATGAGTACGGCAGATAGAAATATCGGTGGTCTAAATTCCAACGGCTCGGCAATGTTTTTTTACGCTCATACAAATCACGATGCGGTATGCTCATGATGATATGCCC